ATAATAGCATATATGGTAACTCTCTTAGACCACACAATAAACATCTCAAAAGTTTTCTCTGCCTCAGCCTGAGCCATTTCTACAGGGGTCACAAGGAAACTCCCTTTGATGTATTAGGTTTTATCCTTACCAAATTTTTAACCGCATTCTCATCTATACAATTAACTTTATGTACTGGACCTGGAAGCACACCGTTGTACTTTTGCATCATTAAATAAACATACTTATTTATTTCTGTCATGTCTGTAAGTGTTGCCCTACAAGAAGCCTCATCATTAAAATTAGGTTCAGTAAATACAAACGAGTTCATACTACCATCTTCATTGAACGACAGAAACATTATTAAAACAAACCATTTCATTTTATTCTTCCTCCAAACAAAAGTTACACCACGTATTTTTAGTTGGTGCTCCACAACTTACACACTGATACATATCTTTACAGAGTGGACATGAAGTGTAATCCTTAGTACTAAACTCTTTCTTACACCAAGCACATACTACATCTTTAACTCTTCGCATCATGCTCGTTTACCCCTTAAAGCAAAGAACAACCCACCTACCCAAAGAAAAACATGTAAGTTATCATAGAGTAAAACATCCATTAAGCTATCTGGTTTACCTACCCATATTACTCCTGTCATAATACAACAAATAGTAATACCACAAAAACGTGTAAGTAAATCTGACAAAGAGTGCATGACATCTCTAGTAAAGAAACCCCATATGTTTAAGCCTATAATGCCACTAACTATTAACCCTATACCTGCACCTATTTCTCCATACGCAGCAAACCACCAAACGATGTAAGGTAACTCAAATGAATCAGCGTCTTCAATACTAATAGGTATTTTAGAAAAGCCTTGTTGTATAAACACAATAGACAAAGGCACTCTTAGTAGCCAATGACTCATGCAAAATTCTGGTAACAGATCTAAATATTTTTTCATGGTACATACCTCGCAGTGTGATAGTCTAGGTCACAATGTACTATGCCATGCCAACCAGACAGTTTATTTTTAACTATGTTAAGATGCCGTTGAATATCCTCTTCCTCTTGCCCCTCTACTGTAGGGTTCTTGGAGATCATAATCATCAGGTCAGCCTCTGCTGCCTTACCTGTACGGCTACCTTCCATCATAGCTTGATTAAGCACAACTTTACCCTCTGCCTCTGCAGATAGCTGAGACATGTAAAAGATAGCACAGTCATGCTGCTTTGCAATCTGCCTAGCATGTACAGCATTGGCCTTGAGTGCTTCATCAGGTCTAGCAAAACCTGCGGTACGGGCAAACTTATCTCCCATATCTAAAATTACAATATCAGGTTTGTATGATTTACACACAGATTCTACCCAATTCATGTCACGTCCAGTTGCATCTTTAAACATTACATTCTTACGTATCTGATCGAAGACACGCATAGCTACATCTTTGTTTTTGTTAATCTGGTATTTATCCATCATGGTAGCTGCTGTAATATATCTGTGAGCTACACGATGATATCCCTCTTCATTACACAGGACAATACACTTAGCACCTTGCCATGCAAAGCCACCCTCACTAGCTACTAGTGAAGCATGAAAGGATGTCTTACCAGTGTTTGGTCTGGCCCCTACCTCAATCAAATGACCCGCATTTATACCTTCTACCTTACGTGTAAGGGTAGGTATATTAAACGTCCATTGAGATTCAAGATCCGTCAAGGCAAGAATAGTATCAAGGCTGATATCTTCCCACTCCACATTTAGGTTAGGGGTAAAGTCATCACCATACTGCTCAAGCAAATTACGTAACGGTTCAAGGCTAGACTTGTCACCATTTACATAATCAAATCCAAGGTTAGCAATATCCTCTCCCACTACCTGTTGAAATAGTTTAGATAACACTTCTTGTGCTATATCATTGCCCATAGGCGATTCACGTTTAACCTGATTAAACAGATGGCTGTATGCCTGTTTCTGTGCGGTAGTAAGTGTTGGATTGTTAGCCATAAACAATGCCTCTATTTCATCAGGTGTTACGGTACGTTCATACCTAGTCATTGCTGTATCTATTGATTGTTTTATTTTTCGCACATCTTTGCTAAACAATCTGTCTGGACATTTAGCTCCACGATGTTCGTGGTAAAACTCCTTGTCCATCAGACTGCGTACAAGTGATAATTCCATATTATTCTCCTAGCTCTGTCAGTTTCATCATGTCGGTTTCATTTCTATATTTAAGGTCATCGGTCAAATATAATACACGTATCTGTGTTACATGACCTCGTAGTTCTTTCGCAATTGCTAGTGTCTTTGGTAAAGCATCAGGGTCTAGGGCAATTACTGCTGTTGAGAACTGTGATAAGTACGCCTTGTGTCCCTCTGATAATGATGTACCCAACACTGCTACCCCGACATATACATCACTACCTCGGCATCCAAGTCTGTCTGTTGCACCAACAATAGCTGCACTCACACAGTCCTCAACAACTACAGCAGTTTTACCATACCCACATGTATATGGCAATAGGCTTTTTCCATATCTTTTCCACTTAGGTAATCGTTTTGATAGACTACGGCCTGTAGCATCTACCATTACATTACCTTGCATAATAGGGAACACCACACGATGTTCCTTTACATCGTAAAGAAGCCCTAAGTGTTGCGGGTCAAGCCCCCAACGATTACAAAATGGCATGATGATATCGTAGTCAGTTACAAAAGATTCTGGTTTTATAAAACCTATAGAGTGTGTCTCTTGTGCAACACTTCCAAGTGAGCTACGTATATCTTCTGCTGATAGGTGCACACGTTTACCACCCGACACAGAGCATCCAGCTTTGTAACAGTTCCATAGCAATGATCCCATGTTGTTAGTGATAGTAAACGTCTTGTAGCCACCACACTCAGGGCAGTTCATACGTTTAGTCTCACCGTTACTAAGTGATATATCAGTAATTATATTTCTTATATTCATATGTATCACTTTCTATGTTGTTAGTTTCACTCAAGGATACACTTACATCACGCATTGTCAATGCATTATTTGCACTAGTGTAGGAATGTTTTAAATAAGGCTTTACGGAAGCCATATGTGTGTGTCCTGTAACAGACATAATCTGATTTATTGATACACCTTTCTTATCCATTTGTGTAACTCCTGTTCTTCTTATGTCCATAAGGCGTAGTTCCTCTGGTAAACCAGCTAATCGCATGACCCGCCTACCTACCTTTGATAGTCGTTCCATAGCATATGGATTATACTTACCATCCATAGGTCTAGGATGAGGTGCTACATATTCTTGAAAACCAAAGTCTTCTTGTTGTTCTTTTAACATATGTAAAAGATTGTCCGATATAGGCAGATTTACTTCTGCCCTGCGTTTACTTTGTTCCAGTTCTAATCTACCGTAGGTAAAATCTATATTATCCCATCTCAAGGTACGCATATCCCCTAGTCTTTGACACCATTCATATGCCATTTGTACTATTAGTCCTATGTTTCTGTACTCAAAGTCTGTGTAGGCCATGTCGAGAAACTTAATAACCTCACCATGTGACCACGTTACTTTACGTTGCACAGTATTCTTTCTTTTGATATTAGTCCAAGGGTTTTGGGTAGCATGTTCCATTTGTATAGCATAATTGTACACTCTACTAGCACAAGTAGCTGCATGATTAGCAAAACTTATACCACGTTTAACCCAATCTTCGTAGGCTTGCTTTGCAATCTTAGAGGTAATTTTGTCATACTTACGCCATCCCATAGTCTGATGTAGAATGGTTAAGAAATATCGGTAATCAACTTTAGTTGTATCACGTAACATATTAAAATCATTAGACTGATAATAATAGTTAATCAGATCTGTGACCTTGCTGCTAGGTTTAACTGTTACAATCTCAAGTTGTTCTTGTCTCCACTTGTCAATACTATCATTGTGTTGTTTAACAATCTTACGAACCTGTTTTAAATCAGATCCATAAGACTCCCTTTTTACGATACCTTCATCCACCAATATTTGTGGTGGATTAAAACGATACGAGATGTCACCAGAAGGTGACACCCGTTCTTGTACATACCTTGGAAGTATAGGCATTAAGCAGCTTCCAGAGCAACAAACTTGTCATCAGATACCCACTTAGATACCTCTTGTTCACGTGACCACATGCTTACAGCTTGTGTGTCATTGCCAGTATTACGCAGGTTAAACCCATTACGTTCATCTGCATAACTAGCATAGTTAGTGAAGGCAGAATACAATGCCCATTTATTGTGACCACGTTGTGAAGCCTCTTGCATATACAAACTATACATCTTTTCAGCCTTACGTTTAGACGTAATCATGCTCTCAAGCAAAGAGCTTACATCTACATACTTGAGGTCAGTCTGCGCCCACACTTGCAGCTTGCTGGCTTCTTCATAGAAGTCCTTACGTGCTCGTGTCAGTTCATAGATAAAACTTTCCATAGTAAAGTTAGATGTATTCTTCTTACGCACCTTGTCATACTCACCACGTATCATACCGTTAGTGCAGAAGTAATCAATCGCACCAAAGAACACTTGGTTGCTGCATGATCCATCAATACCATGTAATGATATAATACGATTGCCAATCTCAGTGCTGTGTTTGTCTGTCTCAATGACAGTTTTCATGTTGGGCAGCGTGATGTCAAGCATAGCCCATGCACCATTACGTGCAGTACGCCAATGTGTATTGGCATTTGCCAACTCATAGTCAGACAGTTCTTCTGTCACTGTGTCAAGGACACCACGGTAGAAGTCACCATGTGATGCACAAGTAAAGGTGTTACCTACTACACCAAGGTATTCACCTGATGTAGCATTGATGACGTATTTCTTGTCCTTCACTTTGGTAGGCTCAAAAGCTACGTCAAAGTCCATGTATTCTGGTACGATATTCGGGTGATTAAAATCAAAAGCCATACTATTTTTCTCCTTATGATAGGTATGTGGCAACTGTGCCATAGTTATGCAGGGGATACCACCCCTATACTAGTAACGATAAGATATTTGTAGAACAGGTGTGCCTAATAAGACACAGTTTTGGTTTTGGTATTTGTCTATCTGACCAATCATCGCAAGGATCATCAGGCGGCATCGGTTTCTGATCCTGTGGTGTGGATCGATATAAATATACGTGTGCCATCGCCATCACTTTCACTGTCTGAGATGAGGCGTACTTCATTACCTGCATCAGCATATTGCTTTAGCTTTTGTATGCTAATGCGTTTGTCACCACGTTTACCACTGCGATAAAATATGATGTTAGCTTCTGTGCCATCAATGTACTCACCTATGATAGTGAACTTGTTACGTTCAAACACACTCTTTTCAGAGTTATAATATTGTTCTGTAAAGAACTTGTCAGTGTAGTCCATACCAAAGTCTTCATACAAAAAACTTTGTACAGTTTTGTTGGCGTCAATGATACTCTTATCAAGCATCGTTTTAGTTAGTTTAATATTAGCTGCCATTGTTTTCTCCTATTGCAATACTACTGGTGCATCATAGACATAACCAATGTCTGCATACTCGTCTGCTTCGTATTCTGCACATGATACGAACTCTACTTCTTTGTCTGGGTGAATGTGCTTTGCCATCAGGACTGCCATACTGCAAGCACTTGCCCAGCTATCAATGGCAGGAAAGGTATCATCAAGTGTGATACAACTCTCCTGTCCATCAATCTCTAAGACAATTTCATATGCTTTAATGCTCGACATTATAGTACCATGCACGATCATCGTCAGGTAATACCTGTGGCATCCAGTGTGCGGGTCTGTCTGGATCTTCGTCATGCTTCTGGCTTCTGAAATCAAACATGCCACGCAGTTTCCATGCCTCATCACGCAAGCAATGTAGATCACTTAGGTTTATGTCAAACGTTTCACCTGCATCATTTAGGATGCTGTCTATTGTGTTATATAAGTCACATAGTTTCTGCACTTCGTCACGAGTTAGTTTTGTTTTTAGTTTAGTCATGGTTTTGCTCCTTCTGCATATAGGTATGGTCTGTTTCTTGGTTGTATTCTTAACACTGCACGTTTAGCTACACGAACAGGTCTTGTGTCGGTGACATCTACAAACGTGTCAAACTTGTATGGATTGTACGACACAAGTGTGTAGTCCAGACGGTCTGGATTAAAGTCATTAAACACAGTTATGTCACCACGTATAAAGGCATGGACATTTTTCTTGCCCTCACGCAGTACACGTTCACGTCCTGCCTTACGTACTACAAACGTAGGATTATCTATGTGTACTTCGTCAGTGTGTAATAATACTCTGCCCGATCTAGCTGATCGGACAGAAAATGTTTTTTTATGTAGATTGAAGTATACTTCAACTCTCATTGTGTCAGATCCTTAACTTCTTGTATGAAAGTACGTGTTTCTTCTTCATCTGCACAGTCTCTATAATAATCCCACAGATTATCTCTAATTATGTCTATCATTTGCTCATAGCTTAACATATCAACATACTGTTGAATACTGTTAGTTAGCTCTTGTTCAAGTTCAACTCTCATGTTAACATGATCTCCTCTAAAGCATCTAAAAAAGACTTGATTGAATCGACAAATTGTATTGGATCTTTATCATATCCATCCGTTATGTCCAACATTTCGGAGCATACAACTGTACCCGATTCGTCCTTGTGTTGGGCAATAGATATAAGTTT